TAATGTCCCCGTACCACCGCGCCGGGATGAGCTCACGGGGCGTAAGCAGGTTCATCCCGAGGAACGAGCGGATCCGGTCCTCGCGCAGCGGGACGGCGAGGTCACTGACCCCGTCGTCCACGAGCAGAAGGGCGCCGCCCCCGCCCAGCGCCTTGCCGTAGCAGAGGCCAAGCTGAACCTTCTGGGCGACCTCGAAGTCGCGGCCGGCGGCGTCAACGGCCTCGGACTTGTCCTTGTCCTCTTCGATGTTGACGTCCCAGCCCTCGCGGGTCATCTCCTGAGGAATGGTCTCGACGAGCCGGCCGCCGAGGTCGTCGCCGCGCCAGATCTCGAGGGCGGTTTCCTGGTCGACTAGCTCGGCCTCGAAGAACGCCCCGAGGGTCTTGTCCTTGCCGTAGATTCCGAGACGGGTTGCGGGGTTTCCCCAGCCGTCTTCGCGCTGGGAGCGCCGGACAGGCGCGGGGGCCTTTTGCTTGGACCAGGGGAAGCGCATACCCGGCAGAGTAGCCGATGCGCAAAGAATCGGCTAGGCGCGGCCGGAGAGGACGGAGGCATCCAAACGTGCTGTGGTTCCCTCGTGATCCTCGTCGCCGCGTAGGTAGCGCTTCGGAAGCCCGAAGGTGTCGAGGATCTCGGCCAGGGTCATGCCGTTGACGTCCTCGCGGGAAAGGGACCGGTCCGGGAGCCGCTCCGGCGTCACCTCGACCCGCCGCTTCCGGCGCTCGACCCGAAGGGGGTTCGTGATGCGCGTCCGGGCGCATGCCTCGTCATGCTCGGTCCGGTCCTCGACTGCCGGCTGCAGGTCGAAGACGGTGTCGGGGTCCGTGAAATCCGGCTCGGCGAAGGGGGTTCCGGCGAGGGCATAGGTCGTGTCCATGGATAAGAGACTACGGGAATCGGCATGTAGGGAAAAAGGAAGGCAATGTGCGCCGATACGGAAAGAATCGGGCACCGTTGACACGGATAATAGGCCTGTTATGTTGGTTTCAACAACGCAGAACGAACACGGAGAAACGAAATGAACGCCACTGAGACCAAGACCCACCCCCTGAAGGTCGCCGAGCGGGCCGCTCACGACGCCTTCGCCGCGGCGATGCGGGCGCGGGACGCGATTGACGCTTGCGGCTCGGCGGAGTGGCGCGCGGCGCACGAGGTCGCCAAGGTCAAGGCGGACGAGTGGGGCAAAGCAACGCAGGCGGTCTACGACGCCGCGAAGGCTTGCCGGACCGCTCACGAGGCGCTGGCCGCGGGTCTCGAATTCGCTCCCTACTGGTGGGTTCGTCACGGGGCTTACGCGGCGCGATAGCCCCACCTGGCTCTTGACCGGGCCGGTCCTGAGGCCCGGTCCCGTGCAACACAACAAAGGAAGGCGCGGCCGTGAACAAAGACGACGTGGCATTCGAGGGGCAGGAGTTCGAAAAGACGCGGCTAAGGAACCAGGTCGAACAACTGAAGCGCGCGCTCTTGGCGATGTGGCAGGACCAAGCCAGCGCACGCGAGCAGGCTGAAGAGGCGTTGCGCGCGGCTGGGATCTCTGACCGCACACTTCGACCGGACCAATACTGCCGAGCCTGCCGGAAGGAGTTCCGCCAGCCCGCCAGATGCCCGACCCGCAGGGTCTGTAGGGCGTGCTGGTACGAAGGCGCGCGATGAGCCCCCGACCCGTCTGCGCCGCGAAGGACGAAAGCGGGCCCTGCACGGCCGACCCCAAGGTCCTAGGGCTCTGTTCAAAACACTACATGCGCCTACGCCGTTCGGGCACCCTGAACGCGCGGCAGCCGGACGCCCTCGAGAACGGCGAAACCGTCTCGTTCGTCCTCGAGCGGAGGACGCGCGAGGCCGTGCGCCGCCTCGCTGCCGAGCGTCGCGTGAGTGAAAGCAGCCTCTACAGGGAGTCGATTGCCCGCTTGCTGGCCGATACCAAAAAGATCGGTACCTAAAAGATCGGCTAACTATTAGGTACCGTTTTCTTGCGAACGGGTGCGCGCTGCACTATGCCTCCCGCTCCTATGGAGCCCCTGCGCAGGTGCCCTCAGTGTGGCCGGGAACTTCCCGAGGCAGCCTTCGGCACGCGCGAGACTGACCACGGCAACCGCCCTCAACCCTGGTGCCGCGAATGCCGCGGCGCGCTCGCGCGACCCACGCCGGAGCCCTCATCCGAACTGCCGAAAATTAGACGCCCGAAGCCGAACAGCTAGACTCGAAGGCGTGCGCTTGCTCCTGCTCGCCGCCTTGCTCTGTGCCTGCGCGGGCAAGCCCGCCGCGCCCGATTCCGGCACGGGCGGGGCAGGGACGCCGGCCTTCTACGTAGATGGCACGCGCCTCCGGAATCGCATCCTGACCGCCTCGGACGGAACGCAGCTGCCGCTCGACGGCCTGTGGGACACGAAGCTAGGTACCGTCTGCGCGTTCACCCGCCAGGCGGACGGCGGCTACGTCTGCATTTCGCTCGACCCGAACTTCGACGCGGGCGGACCGCCTGATTACGTAACCGCGACGATCTCGCCCTAAAGGAGAAACCCATTGACGAACGTCGCCGGCACTCTCGTTGTCTTGGGCATCTGCTTCGTCGTCTGGCTCGTGCTGTTCCTGCTCTGTCGGGAAATCGTGTGCTGGTACTTCAAGCTGACCGACATCCTCGCCGAGCTTCGAGCCATGACCGCGGAACTGCGCGCCGCGCGGGCCTCCCAAGCGGTCCCGGTCGCGCTTCCGGTCGTCGAAGCTCGGCGGGTCACCTGATCCCATAGAGGATGCGGGCCTCCTCGAGCTCACTGTCCTTCCCGAAGCGGGCCTCGGCCTGGCTCGTGGCGTCGACCTGGTCGTCGTGCTTCCCGTTGGGGAAGACGGCGAACTCGGTCACGAAGGTGTCAAGCCAGTGCGCCCCGTCGCGCAAGAACCAGTTCCCCGCCTCTACCTGAGGCTCCATCACGGCCGCGCGCTGCTCCTTCCCATCCTTCGGGTTGAAGTCGACAAGGCCGCTCAAGATCTTCGAGAGCTCTTCCATGATCGCGGGACCGTTCGCCTTGTCCTCGACGAGGACCGGGCCGTCGATGCGCGGCACGCGCGAGCGCAGTTCCACGAGCCCTGCCTTCCCGCCGCCGAAGCCGGTGTGCTTCCGCCACACGTCCAGGATGAACCGTTGCGCGCCCACACGCACGACCTTCACGCCGACGACCCAGTCGTTCGAATCCTTCCCCTTAAAGGTGAAGTCCCAGCTTTCGCAGCTGTCCTCCCAGAGGTAGGGAGCCGGCAGGAGCACGGCCGCAACGCCGCTGCAGCCCTGTGGCCGATTCGGCTGCACGAGCGGCTCGCCGTCGTAGCGCCAGAACCGCCACCAGTCCCGCTTGAACCGGTTGCCCTCCTTCGGCGCCGGGCGTTGCTGATACTGCCCCGCGTAGCCTGCCGAGCCCTTCGTCACCTTCTCGGCCTGCACGAACTCCGGCGGGAACCGGTGGGGCATCAGAAGCTCACCCTCGAGCTTCCTCGGGTCTACCCATCCCAGGAACGACTTGGGGACCTCGGCGCCCGCGGGCGGCTGCTCGTGCTCCATGGGAATCAGCAACTGTTCCCACGTGCCGCCTTCGCTCCGGAGCTTGTCCTTCTCGAGGATGTAGCCGGTCAGGTCCTCCTCGTGCAGCCGCTGCATGATGATCACGCGGACCGCGGTCTTCGGATTGTTCACGCGGTTCGACATTGCCGCGCCCCACCAGTCCTCGTTAATGCGCTTGCGGTAGGCGTCCGAGCGGATTTGCTGCGCGTCGTTCGGGTCGTCGACGAAGATGGCATCGGCGCGGTCGCCGGTGACCGCCTGGCCCACGGTGCGGACCATGCGCACGCCGCCGGCCGTGTTCTGGAACTTTTCCTTGCCGTCGTTGTCCGCGCTGAAGCTCCACTTCGGCCGGAACAGTTGCTGATACCACTCGCTGCGCAGGAGATCGCGGCATCGGGTGGAGTCGCGCAGGGCGGCCTTTTCGTTTCCGCTCGCGCAGGTGACCGACCAGCTTGGGTTGCGCGTCCACATCCACGCGGGCGCGAAGACGTTGAGGACGAGCGACTTCATCGTGCCGGGTGGAACATTAATGATGAGGTCGCGGACCGGGTCCCTCGGCCGCGGGAGCCCCGTGCGCGGCATCAGGCCTTCGATGACCCGCCGGCCGCGCAGCTGGGGCTCGAGGACGGCCTGCACGTGGTCGCAGAGGACATCCAGGTGCCAGCCCCAGCTGAAGGGCGTCCCTTGGAGCTCCGGGACCGCCGGCCAGGCCTGGATCACGAAGTCCCCGAGGGAGCACGCGCACAAGGCCTTGAGCGACTCCCGGTCGAGTTCCGAGAGCGTGGCCGGCAGGGGGCGCGGTTCCTCCGGGTCGTAAACGAGCCACGCGACGTTGCCCGGGGGCGGCTCGAGGCCGCGCTCGAGGGCGACCGCATAGGGTTTCATCGCGCTGCCTCGACGAGGTCGCGCACGACCTGCGCCAGGCTCACGCCGCGGGCGGCGGCCAAGCGCCCGAGCTTCTCGCGCTGCTCGGCCGTGAACCTGATCCGGGTGACTTCCGGGGTTGAGCCGTTCGGGGCGCGACCGCGCACGGCCACCGGCTCGACGCTGCTGTTCAGTAAGTCCTTGATCCGCATAGAACCGATTCGACCGCAATCGGCCCGAGCCCGCAATCCGGGCACGGATAGCCCCTAAAACCCCAACACCGGATAGGCCCTAAAACCCCTAAAACCAAATATTCCGGGCACGGATAGCCCTAAAAATTTTAAAAAATAAAAATTAGGGCACGGAATATTTAAAAATCCTGCAGAAACCGAAACCTCAGGGCGCGCACGATCATTCAATAGGTTGCGTGAAAGTCCGTTTTATTCGTAGGTTAGAGCGCGAGCCCCGACCCCCTAGTGCTTGGTGCCTGAGGGTGGGGGAACGGTGGGGGAAGGCACGAGTTCCGCGTCGCTCTCTACCTCTGCGCGCGGGCGGCTCATCAAGCCGGAAGGTGGGGGCAGTTCGCCCTGCGCCAGCGTCAACAAGCGCCGAAACTCTGCGACCTCATCGTAGGTTAGGCGGCTGAAGTCCAGCTTACGCGCGCCCTCTGTAGCAGCCGCCACCTTATCGAGCTCCGGCTGCATGGTGGTCTGCAGGAATACCCGCGCGTCGGCCTGGTCCTTAATGGACGCGGGCGCCATGCGCTCGCACAGCATCCCCTCATCGTTCTGCCAATGAATCGGCGCCGAGCCGCGCATCACTTGCACGGCATGGTCGATCATCTCCTGTCCGCCGCCGGTCACTTCATAGACGTAGCGGGCGAGGCTGGGCGGCTTGCCCAGAGGGTTCGCGGTATGGCCCGGGAGCAGCCGGCCCTCTGAGTCTCGAGCGGGCTTGTAAGGCGCGGGAGCGACGATTGCGAGGCGGCCGAACTTGAGGCCATCTCTGTCGCGGATCAGCCGCACGGGCACGTTTGTAAGGTCCACTTGCAAACCAGACCTACCTTGCTCTACCGCAGGGGGATCGGCGCGCGCTGGGGTCAGGCTAGGAATTCCGGGTGCCGTCCTCCGCTCAGAGACAGGAATATCGCCAGAAATGTCGGTCGCAGGGCTTTTCGGCGTGCCCGAAATGGCTTTTTCAGCGTCTGAAATTACGGGCAGAGGGGTATTAATCGGGTCGGGGGCCTCGGCTGCAACAACGGCCACTTTTTCCCTTTGTGACCTCAATTGGGCCAACAACTTTTCCTTCAGTGCCATGATCTGCCCTCGTAACTTGTCTCAAGGTTACGGGGTTATCCTACGGTGTCCTTTAGGTTTTTCGCAAACCGACACGCTGTAACACCGGACCCTGTGTAGATGGGTACCCGCGTGCCGCGGTTCCCATCCAGCGGTAGCCGGGCGCCTGCAATCCGGCCTCTCTCTATAAACCCCCAAATATATATATATAGGGTTACTATGTTACAGCCCAGTTAGGTACGCGGAACCCTTTACATTTTTCCTAGTTACTTCTTCCGCTACAAGACCGACACGGGTTACACGCGCTCGGCCGCTCGGCTTGATGCTCAGGGCCGATTTGCGAAGAATCGGCTTTGGCCGTAGGGTCTGAACCCATGCTTCCACACCCGAAGATCCTCCCGATGACCCCGTCGATGGTCGAGGTACTCAACGCCCTGGAAGAGCGCCGAGGGTCGGTGATGACCGTCGACGACATCGTCGCAACCACGCTGTACCGGCGCGGGGCCGTGAACTCGGCCATCTGGCGTTTGCTTGCCTTGGGGGTCATCCAGCGCAGCAACGCGCGCCGAGAGCCGGGCAAGCCCGGAGGGGCACGCTACGCCTATGGGCTGCCAGCGATGGCTCCGACAGGCAGCGGCGAGGCTGCCTAGATGCTGGCCACCTTGACGGAGTCACAGGACGCCCCCGGCGACCTGGACCTCGACGATTATTCGTCTGAGGACCTGACCGACCTCCTGACGCCGCTCGAAGGCCCGAAAGATGGCTACGCGCTGATTCCGGCCATCTTCAAGCCCTGCCCGGATGTGTGCTGGAACCACGCACACCCCAAGCGCTTCGACTGTGGCGGCGGCAAGCCGCACCGGCACCGGTACAACGTGACCGCCCTGACGGCGTTCGCCGCTGACCTGGATGACATCACGGAAGCCCAAGGGCAGGCCGTTGTGGCGTCGCTGCAGGCCCGTGGGACCGACTTCTACATCTGGGAGACCTTCAGCCACGCCCCCGCGCTCGCGGCCAAAGGCGAGGCCGCCGCGCGCTATCGCGTGCTCATTCCGTTCGCCAAGCCGCTCGAGATCTCCACGCCCGAGCAATGGAGCAAAGGCGTCTGGCCGATGCTCGTGCGGCATTTCGGCGTCGAGCAGGAGCGCGACCGCAGCTGCTCCGACCCCTGCCGGCTGTACTACCTGCCCCGACATCCGGAGGGCGAGACCCGCGAGAGCGTCCACTTCCCGGGCACGCTGTTCGACCCGCACGCCTTCCTCGAGCCGCACGGGGGCGTTGCAGGGCTCATCCCAGCCAAGCCGCTGCCGGTCCCGGTGCTCCCTGGCGAAGACGAAGACCTGAACCGGCCGGTGCCGCTGGACGATGTCCGCGCGAAGCTCGCCGACACCCGGAATCCGACGACCCGCGACCTGGCACGCCGGTGCATCGCGGGCGAGCTCCTGACGAGCCTCCCCAAGGACCGCGCGCCCGGGGACCTCGCGCGACACGACGCCTGGTGGTTGCTGACCGGGCGCCTGTCCATAGTCGCTGAGCCCTGGATGAGCACCGAGGCGTTGCTGTCCATCCTGAAGCCCAGCCACACGCGCGAGCGGGAGATGAGCCCCGACGACTTCACGCCTTGGGACGATGACCGCGACAGCGTCGTCGAGATGTTCGTCGGTCAGCGCGCCACCGCGCCCACCCGCCGAGCGCAATACCAAGCCGAGCGGGACGCGCACCGGGCGGTCGCGCGCAACGCCCTGAGCCGCGTTCTGCAGCGCCGAGGCCGTCCTGCGCTCGACGAGGCGAGGGAGCCGCCGGGCAACCCAGACGAGGCCGAAGACGAAGCAGATGGGGACGTCGGAGGGCATGCAGAGCCCGAGGCGACGCCCGCGGTCGAGGCGTGGAGCGTGGACGAGGTCCGCGACGCGCTCGAGGCGAAGCACACGGCAACCGGATCGACCACCTATCTCGGCACGCTGCAGAACCTCGCAACGCTGTTCACCCGGGCGCCAGCGTGGGCCGGGGCGTTCCGGCGCAACATGCTGACCAATGAGTTCGAGATCTGGCCATGCGAAGGCCTCGGGAACGACAAGGTCGAGCGGTTCAGCGACGGGCTGATCACGTCCCTGCGCCTGATGCTCGCGCTCGACGACGACTATCCGGTCAAGGCCGGGCGCGAGGAGGTCATTCAGGCCGCAGAGTGGGCTGCAGCGCAGGCGCCTTACGAGCCGGTGCAGGAGTACCTGAGCAAAGCGCACGAGGACTGGGACCACGGGAAGCGGCTCGACACCTGGCTCGTTGACTACCTGAACGCGCGGACCACGGATGAGGATGGGACCGACCTGCGCGAGTACCTGACCGCTATCGGCCGGCGCTGGATGATCTCCGCGGTCGCGCGCGCGTTCGAGCCGGGCTGCCAGGCCGACAACATGCTGCAGTTGGAAAGCCCCGAGCAGGGCCTCGGCAAGTCGAGCGCGCTGAAAGTGCTCGGCGGCGAATGGTTCCTGGAAGCGACGATGGACTTCGAGTCGAAGGACACGGCCGTTCTGATCTCCACGGCATGGCTTGTGGAGCTCGGCGAGAACGCGAGCTTCGACAAGGCGGCCGAGGGCGTGCAGAAGGCGTTCCTTACGCGGCGGGTCGACTCCCTGGTGCGGAAGTTCGAGCGGTACCGGAGCGACCTGCCGCGGCGCTGTGTCTTCGCCGGCACGACGAACCTGCAGGAGTACCTGACCGACCAGACCGGGAACCGGCGGCACTGGGTCTTCCGGGTGGCGGGGCCCATCGACTGCGCGCGCCTGAGGCGAGACCGCGACCACCTGTGGGCCGAGGCCGTCGAGGCGTATCGAGCCGGCGAGCAATGGCACCTGACGCCCGGCGAGGCGACGCTCGCCAAGGCCGAGGCCGCGAAGCGACTGCGCGGCGGGGACATGTTCGGCGAGCACATTGAAAGCTGGTTCCGGCGCACGCCCAAGGCCAAGCGTCCGAAGGGCGTGCAGCCTGTGGACATCGCCCGTCACGTCTTCGACGACAAGCGCGGGTCAACGCCCAAGTACAAGATCACAGGCGCCCTTCGGAAGCTCGGCTTCGTCAACAAGACGATGCGTGTCGACGGTGTCGTCGTTCGTCGCTGGGCCACGCCTGCGGAGTTGCTCGAGGCGCCCTTCGAGGGCGACACGCCCGCGCAGAAAATCGCGCAGGCCAAGCCGACCGAGCCGGCGCAGGCGTAGGCCGTAGGACAAACCACAGGAGGGCAGCACATGGGACAGCAGCCGCAGAAGACCGAGGCGAAGCCAGACCCGCGCGACGCGCGCGTCAAGGAACTCGAGGAGGCCTGCAGGAGCCTGGAAGCCATTGCGGCAGACGCCGAGCGGCGCGCTGAGAAGGCGGAGTCGCGTGACCTCAAGACCGAGCGGGATTACCTCTGGCGCGAGCTCGCGCAGATCGAGGCGTGGGCCGACACGGCGCCGCCCGAGGCGTTGACCCGTGTACGCGTGATGCTGAAGGCCGCGCTCGACGGCTTCAAGCCGGCCCTGAAGCCCCGCGAGATGCCCGAGGACGCCGCGTGAACGTCGACGCGCTCGGGAAAGCGCTCACGTTGTGTTTCTTCGCCTGGATCTTCCTGGCCGGGTTCTTTCGAGTGGATGAGGGTCCGAAGTCATGGCGCAAGCCCCGGAAGTGAAGAAGCCTGCAGCCATCGCCCCCGACGGGTCGCTCGTCTACACGTCGGTTTCGGCGGTCAAGAAATACCGGACGTGCGCAGCGGCGTGGTTCTACCGATACAAGCTCCGGCGCAAGGACGAGTCGGGGCCGGGTGCGCGCGAGTCGACCAAGATGCACGCCGAGGTCGAGCACTACCTGAAGACCGGCGAGAACGTGCTCGGCGAGATCCCGCGACGCGCGCTCGCGCGGGGGCTGTTCCCCAAGCCGAACGAGCCGAAGAACCCGCGGGCGGACGACCTGATGCTCGAGGCCGAGCTCGAGGGGCTCGACTCGGAGGGCGTGCCGTTCATCGTCAAGGTTGACTGCATCGACCCGCGCCGGGTCGCGAGCGAGGGTCTGCTCGTGATCAACGACTGGAAGTTCAAAAAGGACATCGGCGCCTATGGCACGTCCGAGGAGGCGCTGCGCGACCCGGAGCATCCAGAGGGCGACGGGCTGCAGATGGTCGGCTATGCCGAGGCCGTGCGGCGGCTCATCGTTGAGAAGGGCTGGTTCCCCGGCACGAATACAATCCGGCTTCGGCACGTCCAGGTCGACAAGCGTCCCGCCTCGGAGATCAAGGGGCTGGACGCCGAGGAGGTCTTTACCGACCTGTCGCTTGCCGATTCCGAAAGAATCTGGCTAACTGTTAGCCCGTACCTGCGAGGGATGAAAGAGGTCGCGAAAGCCGATTCTGTGGAGTCGGTTCCGGCGACGAAGGGCTCGGCGTGCTGGAAGTTCGGAGGGTGTGCGTTCAAGGCTGAATGCCCACACTTCAACGGTACGGCCAATCGGGCGAGCAGGCTGAAGGCGTTGTTCAAACCGAAGCACCTGAGGGCGTCTGTGGCGCTCGAGGAGACAAACGAAATGGGAATGCTGAGCAAGATGAAGACCGCTGCCCCCGCCGTCACACCCCCGCCTGCCGCGCCTGTGCAGGCTGCGCCGACGCCCACGCCGGCACCTGCGCCGACCCCCAAGCCGTCGCTGATCATCGACGAGAGCCAGGTTCCGGACGCCGTGCTGAAGGCGAATCCGAACGTCGGGAAGCCCGTCGCGGCCGTCCTGCCGCCGGACGCCCCGGTGCCGCAAAAGGTCGTCGCTGGTGTGTCCCCGGCGCCCCAGGTGAGCGCTCCCGCCGCGGCGCCAGCGTCGAACCCGGCCGAGCCGATGCCGCAAGAATCGGTCAAGCCCCACCGCGGGCGCCCCACAAAGGCTGAACTCGAGGCGCGGAAGGCCGCGCAGACGCGGAAGGCCGCGCAGGCGCCGGCTGTCGAGCCTGCGCCGACGCCCGAGGCACACCCGGCCGGTGAGGGCTTCTCCATCTGGGTCGGCTGCTCGCCGCGCAAGTTGACCACGACGTCCTTGCAGCCCTACGTCGACGCGCTCGAGAAGCAGACCCTTCAGGCGTTCCGCGAGAACCTGAAAGACGCCTCGGGCAAGCCGCTCGACCTGGATGACATCCGGCTGTCGGAGGGCCCCGACGTGGGCTTCTCGAAGTGGAAGGCCGTCTTCGCAGGCATCGCGAAGGAGAACCCGCCCCCGCCGGGCAACTATCACGTTCTCGGCCTCGGGATCGACGACCGGATCGACGTCGTCGTCGGCGCCCTGGAAGGGCTCGCGCTCGAGGTTCACACCCGATGAACGGCCTCGAAGCCTCGCTCGTGGGGAAGAACGTGCGGTCGGCCGCGCTGGTCAACGGTGGCGTGGAGTTTGCGACCGATAAGGGCCTCGTTCGCTGGGAGGTCGAGGGCGAATGCTGCTCGCACTCTTGGATCGAGCATGTTGACCTTGAGCTCGTGGGCGGCGAGGTCTTCGAGGTCGTGCAGAACGAACTGCCTCCTACCTGGTACGCCGCACATCCAGGTCCGCCGGAGGCCGAGTGCCTGACGCTGTACGGTGTGACGATTCGCACGGCGAAGGGTACCGGCACCATCGACTTTCGGAACGAGTCGAACGGCTACTACGGTGGGTGGATTGAGCCGGTTGCGGTGCGCTCATGACCCTGCCGGCCGAGGTGATGGTCAAGCGCATTCCGGTCCGGGTGGCGGACCTCACGCCCTTCGCCGTCAAGCACTGCAGCCGGTGCGGCGGTAGCGGGGAGCGGCGGGTCTCCAAGCGCGGGCCGCTCGGGCCGCCCATGAAGAGCGGGCGCAGGAAGACTGTCAACACGCTTCGCACCATCCCGTGCGGCTGCGCGCTGACCCTCTTCATGCGTGCACAGAAGACCGAGCAGGACCCCGCCACCGGGCAGCTGTTCTTCGCCGAACCGATCCTGCACTGGTCCGAGGAAGGGCGACGACTTCACGCGCAGGAGACCAGCGATGCTCCCACCGCCGGAACATAGGCCGCCGCTGGAATGCGATCACTGCTTCGGGTGCGGCCACATCTGCACCCGTTGCAACCACCCGGTGAACGTCTGCAGCTGCGCGCTCGACACGGAAGAAATCAGCCGGTGCTTTCGATGCGACGGTACGGGCGTGCGCGTCCGCGCAACGGTGCGCGGCTACCAGCAACGAGGAGTCGGCAATGCCTAGGTTGACCTACCCGACAAAGCCCCTCGAGCGCGACGACGTGATCGCCGGCCGGGCGCTGCACAACGACTGCGGCGGCCGGATCGAGCGGGAGGGCGTGAACGAGCACGGGACGTGCACGCTCTTCCGCTGCTCGACGTGTCGACGCTGGTGGAATCGCCCGGCGGTCAACCGGTTCACCCTGGCCGAGCTTGCCGAGCGGTTCCATATGCGAGACTGGTCGTCGGCCTGGTCAACGCACGCGATGGTCTGGCAGGTCGACCCCGTCACGAAGACTCGGCACGTCGCGTGCGTGCCCATCCACGAGGCCGCGGGCCTAGAACGGTTCAAGCCTTGAGACACCTAGACCGACTCCGATTCGCCCTTAGCTGCGCCCCGTCCATGACCCCTGGTCATCCCGAAGCAGGAGACGTCCTGCTCGCACGCGCCGTCCTTGAGATCGAGGCGCGGCTCGCGGTGTTGGAAACACCCTGGCCGGTGCGAGCCTGGCGGTTTCTGTGTCAGTGGCTTCGAGACGTTTTCGAAGAGATGGGCGAGGACTGATGAGCCTGCTCCGGAAGCTCCGAAAGCAGCGCGCCGCCACCGCAGAAGAGATCCGCGAGGCCGCGGCCGACGCCCGGCCGGTCGCGACCCGCGAGGGCTTCAAGGCTGCTCGAGTGGCACGCCTCGCGGCCGAGAGCCGCAACCGCGACGAGCGCTTCGTGAAGGAACACGGCGAGGACGCCGTGCGGAACTCGGAGGACCTCGAGCGGATCCTCGCTCTGCCCTATCGGCCAGTTCCGACCGAAGAGGGCTTCGAGATGATGCGCCGGGAGATGACCGCGCGCCTGAGCAACGGCCGCGCGCGCGGCGACGGCTGCCTTTGCCACGAGCTCAACCCGGCGATGTACGACGGCACGCCCGGGTCGGCCTGCATCACGGACCTGCGAGACATTCAGGCCTGGTACCTCTACGAAGCCGCGCTCGTGCAGGGTTGCCTCGGACCAATCGCCGTCGGCTCGGGCAAGACCGGGATCGACATCCTCGTCGCGATGGTGGTCCCGGACTGCCGCGAGGCCGTCCTGCTCCTGCCCAACACACTGAAGCCGCAGTTCCTCGCCGACTTCCGCCTGTGGGCCCAGCATTTCCAGGTTCCGAACCTCGGCGGCGGCGAGCCCGGCGCGGGACCGAATGGCGAATACGTGCAGGGCCGGCCTGTGCTTCACGTCCTGAAGTACAGCGAGCTTTCGTCGCCCCGGTTCTCTCAGTGGTTCGAGGCGCGGCCCGACATCACGGTCGTGATCGCCGACGAGGCGCAGGCGCTGAAGGACCGGACCGCGGTGCGCGTGGGCCGGTTCCTCGATCACTTCCTGAACAAGCCCGATACCCGCTTCTTTTGCCACACCGGCTCCCTTACCTCGCGAGGGATTGAGGATTACTCCCACCTTGCCGCCTTGTCGCTGCGCGAGTGCTCGCCGGTGCCAATCGAGCCGAGCGTCGTGACCGCCTGGGGCAAGGCCCTGAACCCGACCAGGCCCGGGGTGGAACCGGCGCCGCCGGGGGCGCTCCTGAGGCTCTGCAAGCCCGGGGAGACGGTCTATCAGGGCTTTGCCCGGCGGTTCATTGAGACGGCCGGCGTCGTGGCCACGTTCGAGGGGTCGCTGACCGGGGTCGAGCTCATCGTCGCCGAGCGCGAACCACCGCCCATGCCGCAGGAGGTGAAGGACGCGCTCGCAATGGTCCGCTCGAAGAAGACGCGCCCTGACGGCGAGAAGACCGACGACGCGCTCGAGGCCGCGATGTGGGCGCGCGAGGTCGCTTGCGGGTTCTTCATGTATTGGAACTTCCCAGGCATCCCGCCCGAGGAGTTCGCCGAGCCGGATGGGCTGATCCCGCGCTGGTACCGCGCCCGGAAGGCCTGGAACAAAGAGGTCCGGGCAGCGCTCGACGGGCCGCGCGTGCCGAACATGGATTCGGAGGGGTTGCTGAAGGAGGCCGCGCGCCGCCATGTCGCAGGCTACCGGGGCCTAAAGACGACGTGGGCGTCGAAGACTTGGGAGGCGTGGAGCGCAATCGAAAAGACCGTGCCGCACGAGACTAAGACGAAGTGGCTCTCGGACTGGCTCGCGCGAGACGCGGCGGCCTGGATGCTCGAACAGGAGGCCAAGGGGAAGCCCGGGATCGTGTGGGTCGAGAACCCGGCGCTCGGCCACCTGGTCGCGAAGGCCGCAGGGCGCCCCTACTACGGGCGCGGCGACGAGGCAGCCATCGGCATCCGCGCCGAGCGTGGGGACCGGAGCGTCGTGGCATCCATCAAGGCCCACCACCGCGGCCGGAACCTGCAGGCGTTCAGCGCGAACCTCGTGATGCAGCCGCCGGCCGACGCGGGAATCTGGGAACAGCTGATCGGGCGCACGCACCGGTCGCTGCAGAAGGCCAGCGTCGTGACGGTCGAGCTTTACCTACACGTGACGGAACTCGAATCGGCTTTCGACATCGCGCTCGGGCGGGCGGGCTACGTGAAGGGAACCACACTGTCTGACCAGAAGCTTTTAGCGGGCTTGTCGAAGGCCGCCGGTTGATTTGCCGATTCGTTAGGTATCGGCTACTCTGTTTTTCAGTTGGTCGCGGGGCGTGGCGGTCGAGGCCGAAGGGCGTGGGTGGGAGGCCAGGGGTTCTTACTCCGGGCACGCGGGCACCTAGCAGGACGAGCACGGGACGAGCAGCAAACGCACGACACGAAAGGCACGGGTGCACAGGTGAACGAGAAGGACACGGCAGTGGCTTACTTCAAGGCGCAGGCAAAGCACGGACGACAGCTGAAGAGGCTGCAAGGCAAGATCGTGGCGAAGTGGACGGATAGGGATTTTGCGGCGGTACAGGCGACCCGCGCTGCTCGCGACAGCGCAGTCGCCGCCCTTACCTTCGAGCAGCGTCTCGCGTTCGTGGACGGCCTGACCAAGGCCGAGATCGAGCGCCGGCTGACCGAACTCCGCGCGCAGGCTCGTCGCGCCGAGCAGGTCGACGGGGCGGCCCATGTCTAAGACCCTCTTCAAGGTTCTCTTGGACGGTCAGTCCTTCCACGGCGGTTCCCTCGTGTGGGACCTGCCCAAGGAAGGCAAGCCTGGCGAGTGGCAGAGCGTCGACGGCGAGGTATATCTCTGCCACCGTGGCCTGCACCTGACCGACTGGGTTGCGTGCTGGTGGAAGCCCGGCGCCAAGGCCTACGTGGTCGAGGCAGAAGGCGTCGAGGGCGACTGCGAGAACAAGGATCGCAAGTGCGTTGCCCGGCGCGTGCGCCTCCTGCGCGAGGCCACCGAGCAGGAACTCGCGGAGGCCGGTGTTTTCCAAAGTGGTACTCACCTCGCGAAGGAGGCAAGGCAGTTCATCGCCTCGGGCAGCGCGACCGTGCGAGCCTCGGGCAGCGCGACCGTGCGAGCCTCGGGCAGCGCGGCCGTGCGAGCCTGGGACAGCGCGACCGTGGAAGCCTCGGGCAGCGCGACCGTGGAAGCCTCGGGCAGCGCGACCGTGGAAGCCTCGGGCAGCGCGACCGTGCGAGCCTCGGGCAGCGCGACCGTGGAAGCCTGGGGCAGCGCGACCGTGCGAGCCTCGGGCAGCGCGACCGTGCGAGCCTCGGGCAGCGCGACCGTGATCTCTTGGTGGGGATCTCCTGCCATCAAGGTCGAGGGGCTCGCGGTCCACGTGAACCGTTCCGGACCCGCCCCGGTCGTGTTCCTGGCCGATGGTGAGCTCGCCCTGAAGTCCCTTAAGAAGTTGGGAAAGAAGGCGTCGCCATGACCGCGCGCCACATTCCCACCCTCGAACAGCGGCAGGCCCGACAGGAGCGGTCCGTGCGCGCCCGTGCGGCTACAGAGCAGATGCACAGGGACGCGGCCGAGCGCGACCGCGAGGCCTTCCTGCACCCGTCGATGGTCAACTCGCTGATCTCCGACGAGTCGGTCATCCGGCTGGCCGACGAGGTCGTCGACCTCGCGATCCAGGACCTGCGCACCGAGACGCATGGGATCAAGGTCGACGCCGCGCTCTACCTCCTCTTTGGGCTGTGGACCCCTGAGGACATGTGGGGGTCGATTACGACCCGGAGCCAGGTCGGCGTTTACCGGCAGGTCCAGAAGCTCGCCGCCGAGCGCCCAGCCGTTGCCCGGGCCGTGCGCGAGGCGCGGCGACTGGGCGGCGGCCTCGACGCGGAGGACGCATCATGACCGCCATTCAACGCCTGCTCTACGCCCTGAGCGGGATGGACCCGAAGCGGCGGCTCGGGCTGCTCAAAGCGATTGCTGGGCACGTGGGTGCCCTGTGAGGGCGCTACTAACCTGGCTCGCCGGCCTCTTCCGGCCCACCGTTCCACACGACATCGACTCGACACAGTTGGCCTTCGCGCTGAAGGCCTCAGGCTGGAAGCCCACCTTCCGCCCGTGGCTGCCCAAGCCCGCCAAGGCCAAGCGGCGCCACCGGCGCAGGCGCCCTGTGCTCAAGGTGGCCGAGCCGATACCTGAAGAATCCCAGCGGCATTCCGCCGAGGGGTAGTACCGAAAAGCAAGGACGAGACCAAATGTCGAAGGCAATCATCAAGAAAATCGCGAAGGCGCGGGCGACGGGCGGCGGTAACTACATCAAGCAAGGGAAGGGCGTGCTCATCGTCAAGAGCATCTCCCTGGAAGAGCTCTACAACGGGGACACGTTCATCGCCGAATTCCTGGTGAAGAGCTCGGAGAGCATGCCGGACGCGGTCGACGCGAACGGGAAGCCCGAGCTCGCCAACCCCGCGGGCACGTCGTGCTCCTACGTCCAGCAGCTGACGAAGTTCGAGTCGGCGCCGGGCAACGTGAAGGGCTTCCTCGAGAAGCTCGACGGGTGCGAGGGCGAGAGCGACGAGGAGTTCGAGGGTCTGCTCGAGACCTACATCAACAAGGACCCCAAGGCCGGCGAGGTCAATCCGGCGCGCGGGTTTGAAATCGCTTACGAGACCTTTCAGCGTCCGATCCAGAAGGGGAAGAACGCCGGCAAGATGATCACCCTCGTGCGCTGGACGCACGTGGACCTCGATCAGGACCAGGTCGACGCGAACCGCGCCCTCCTCGACGGCAAGCCCGTGGCGGCTTCTTCGGCGGCGTAGCCGATACGTCAAGAATCGGCCGTCTTCGCCGCCCTCCCTTGGACGGACACCGGGGCGGCGGGGAATGCAGCGGTGTGGGTGCCGAGCCGGGCAATTCGGCGCCACCTTTTTTCTCCTTCGGAGGGCAGCACATGACCTGTATCGCGGCGATTGCGCAGGGCGGACACGTTCACATGGGCGGCGACACGGTCGGCGTCGACACGGGCCACGGGAGAACGTCCCGCCGCGACGACAAGGTCTTCCGGCTGAGCGTGCCCGGCAAGCTCGGAGCGCTCCCGATGGTCGTGGGGTTCACGACGTCTTTCCGCATGGGCCAGCTGCTCCGGTACAGGCTGCAGGTTCCGGCACTCCCTGCCGGCGTGGACGTTCACCGGTACCTCGCGACCGACTTCGTCGACGCTGTTCGCGAGACCTTCACGCGCGGCGGCTGGCGCGGGGAAGGTGAGGACAAGGCCGACCAGGGCGGCGTGTTCCTGGTCGGCGTAGCCGGGCGGCTGTTCGAGATCGAGGCCGACTATCAGGTCGGCGAGCCCGTCGACGGCTACGCGGCCATTGGCTGCGCGCAGAACATCGCCTTGGGGTCGCTGTGGATGACCCGCGGGACGAAGCACGCGCCAGCCATGCGGCTGCACTGGGCCCTGTCCGCGGCGGCCCATCACTCGAGCGGGGTCGCCCCGCCGTTCACCTACGTCGACACCCGGGCGACGGCGAGCATCAAGGGTGCCGCGTGAAGGCCGACAAGCGGAAGGCAGCCAAGCCCCGGAAGCTCTCTCCCGTCCTGTTCTCCTCGAAGTCAGAGGACTGGGCGACGCCCCGGGCGCTCGCGGCCGAGCTCGTGAAGGAGTTCGGGATCACGCACGACGTCTGCGCCTCGGCAGAAAACGCGGTCGTGCCGTCCTTCTGGACGAAGGACGTGAATGCGCTTCGGCTCACCTGGCCTGACGAGGTTACGCCCGGCGACGTGCTGTGGATGAACCCGCCCTACGGTCGGGGAATCGGCGAGTGGGTCATGAAAGCCCAGCGTTGTGCTGCCGTGGCGGGTGTGCCCGTCGTGTGTTTGCTCCCGGCCCGGACCGACACGGCTTGGTGGCAAGACTGGATTGTCCAGGGAACCTGCGCGGTCGACGTCGAGGTCCGCTTCCTGCGCGGCCGGCTGCACTTCAACGAGTCGAAGAACCCGGCCCCGTTCCCCTCTGCCGTCGTGATCTTCCGCCCGAAGAAGGTGCCCCATGTTTAAGCCGATGCTGGCGTGCAACGCTGACCTGACGAAGCTCCGGTTCCCCGTGCTCGCGAGTCCTAAGTTCGACGGGATCCGGTGCGTCGTCCTGAACGGGAAGGCGCTGTCTCGCAATTTGAAGCCTATCCCCAATGACTACACCCGGGCGTGGCTCGAGGCGCACTGCGACGGCCTCGACGGCGAGCTCGTGGTCGGCGATCCGACCGCGAAGGACTGCTTCCAGCGAACGACTTCGGCAGTCATGAGCAAGGCCGGCGAGCCCGAGGTCGCGTTCTACGCCTTCGACGTTGTCGACCGGCCCGAACTCGACTTCGAAAGTCGCTTGGTAGTGCTCGCGACACGTGCCGGGTTCTTAGACGCCTATCAATGCGTCCCCCACACCTGGATCCGCGACGCAGTAGCACTCGAGCGGTACGAGGCGCGCCGCGTCGCCGAGGGCTGGGAGGGCGTGATGCTCCGAGACCCCGCCGGGCTCTACAAGCACGGCCGTTCGACCGTGCGCGAGGGCGGCCTGCTCAAGGTGAAGCGATTCGCCGACGCAGAAGCGGTCATCGTGGGGTTTGTCGAAAGACAGCACAACGCGAATGAAGCCTCGGTCGACGCCTTGGGGCACACCGAGCGCTCGACCCACAAGGCGAACCTGAAGCCCCTCGGTGATCTCGGGGCCCTCGTGGTCGAACTTGAGGTTCAGCTTCCCAAGGGCTTCGCCCATGTTGCGGGTCCGCCTGCTCGCGCCTTCCGGCGCTTCAACATCGGCTCCGGCTTCACGGCCGCGCAGCGGGCCGACTTCTGGGCCCGGCGCGAGTCGCTGCTCGGCGCGACGGTCTGCTTCAAGTACCAGGCCGTCGGGACCGACGAGGCCCCGCGCTTCCCGGTGTTTAAGGGCTTCCGACCGGAGGGCGCTTGATGCCTGCGACCGTCCTCCCGTGGCGCCCGGCCCGGCGCTCGTGGCACCTGCAGGTCCGACGCAACAAGGCCGCGTTCGACGGCCGGGTCGCGCTCGGGTTCGGCCTGCGCGCCGGCTACTGGCCCTGCCTGCGCGCGCCGTTCGTCCAGCTGCAGTTCTTCCGCTGGAACGTCTCCCTTTGGCACGGAGTCCGCCGATGACCTCGCAAGAGTTCTCGGAGCGCGTCTACATGGCTTGGGTCGTCGCCATGGCTGTGGCTGTGGGCTGCCTGATCGGTGCAGCCATTCTCGAAGGTTGGGGTTGACAATGAGCCTTATTCGCCGACTGACCGATGCCAAAAGAATCGGACCGGGCCTCATCGTCGACCTTTTCGCAGGCGGCGGGGGCGCCTCTCAGGGCATTGAGGCCGCGACCGGCCGCACCGTCGACATCGCCATCAATCACAGCCCGACGGCCCTGGCTGTCCACCAGGCGAACCACCCCGGCACGGTGCATCTGACGGCGGACATCTGGGAAGTAGAGCCCAAGGACGCCACGAAGGGCCGACCGGTCGACATCCTCTGGGCCTCCCCGGACTGCACGCACTTCAGCGTCGCAAAGGGCGGCAAGCCCCGGAGCCAGAACATCCGGAGCCTGGCGTGGGCGGTGACGCACTGGGCGGAGCAGGTCCGCCCGCGCATCATCTTCCTCGAGAATGTCAGCGAGTTTCAGGGCTGGGGCCCGCTGAACGAGGACGGCAAGCCGGACAAGTCCCGGATGGGCGAGACCTTCCGGGAGTGGAAGGCCAAGCTCGAGGCCCTCGGCTATGCGGTCGACTACCGGGTGCTCGACGCCAGCCGCTTTGGCGTGCCCACCCGCCGCCGCCGGCTCTTCCTGGTCGCCCGGTGCGACGGGCAGCCGGTCGCCTGGCCTGAGCCCACCCACGGGCCCGGAGGCCTGCCCCTGCGGACCGCGGCGGAGTGCATCGACTGGTCCCTGCCGTGCCCGAGCATCTTCGAGCGCAAGAAGCCGCTCGCGAACAAGACCCTCTGGCGCATCGCGCAAGGCATCCGGCGGTTCGTGCTCGAGTCGCCTACGCCCTACATCGTGGGCGACGTCGCGCCAACGATGGTTCAGACCTCCTACGGGGAGCGCCCGGGCCAGCGCCCGCGGTACCTGGACCTGCACCAGCCGCTCGGGACAGTCGTAGCGCAGGGCCAGAAGCACGCCCTCGTGAGCGCCTTCCTCGCGAAACACTTCGGCGACCCGCTCCGGGTCCAGGGCGGTGGCAAGGTGCTCGGGAGTGTTCTCGACGCGCCCCTAGGGACTGTCACGGCGCGGGATCACCATTCCCTCGTGACCGCGCAGTTGGGCGAGCCGGCCGAGCACGTCGCGGAGGTCCGCGCGTTCCTGACGGCGTTCTACAACGTCGACACCGGGCAGGCGCTGACCGAGCCCATGCGGACCATCACGGCGAAGCACCGTTTGGGGCTCGTCACGGTCGAGGGCGTTGACTACCAGATCGTCGACATCGGCATGCGGATGTTGGAGCCGCACGAGCTCCTGCGCGCGCAGTTCGGGCGGTTCGCAAATGCCTACGACCTGAGCGCCGCGAAGTCCAAGGCCGACAAGGTCCGGCTGATCGGGAACAGCGTCTGCCCGGAGGTCGCCGAGGCCGTCGTTCGCGCGAACCTGCGGACCGATGCCGGAAGGAGGGCGGCATGAAGCCGAATCCCTTCAGAGGCAAAACCCTCTGGGCCTTTGACACGGAAACCTGGCTGATTCAGCCGGGCCTGCTCGCGCCGCCGCTCGTCTGCGGCTCCTATGCGATCGATCCGATCCTGCACGACCTACACGGCGCCGAGACTGAAGACATCATGGACAAGGTCGAGACGCGCCGGGCGTTCCGCCAGGTGCTCGAAGGGCCGAGCGTCCTCGTCGGCCATAACCTTGCCTACGACCTCGGCGTGATGTGCGCCGACGACCCGACCCTCGTCCCGCTCGTCTTTGCAAAGCTCGAACGCGACGAGGCCTTCGACACGATGCTCGCGGAGAAGCTGATCCAGATCCACGAGGGCACGCTCGGCGACGGGCACTCCTCGAGCGGCTCGGGGTTCTCCCTGGAAGAGCTCGGCCGGAAGTACCTCGGGAGCGACCGCGCCGCCGAGAAGAGCGGCCCGGACGCCTGGCGCCTGCGCTACGCCGAGCTCGACGGCATCCCGCTCGACCAGCGGCCCGAGGCCGCCCGCGCCTACCCCATTCGGGACGCGCGCGAGACCTACGACGTCGCCGTCGCGCAGATAGCCGACGGCCGGAACCTGCACGACCTCCCCGCGCAGATCCGCGCGCACTGGGTCCTGCACCTGTCCGCGATGTGGGGCATCCGGACCGACAAGCCGTGGGTTGACGAGTTCACGGCCAAGGTCACGGCCGAGCACTCCCGCTCCCGGGCCCACTTCCTCGCGGCCGGGCTGCTCAAGGTCAACCGGTGCACGAAGGTGAAGGGCGTCCTTCAGCAGCCGGACCACATCGACCGAGACGCCCTGCTCGAGGCGTGCGTGCGCGCCGAGGGCGAGGCGGCTGTGAACGCCGCAGAGGAGACGAAAGCGCGCGCGGCGGCCCTCCGGAAGGCGTTGGCCGACGTCGACGCCGGGCGCCCCATGCGCTACGGGACCGACAAAAAGGCGCTCGAGACGCTCGTAACCGCCGTCTACCAGGGCGACCCGCCGACCTCGGCGAAGGGCAACATCCGGACGAACAAGGACACCCTGAAGGAGTCGGGCGACCCGCTGCTCGAAGAGTTCGCCAAGGCGCAGGATAACGAGAAGTTTTTCTCGACCTACCTCAAGGTTTTGGCGCAGGGGACCGTCGTCCCAATCAATACCCGATACGACCCGATCAAGGACACCGGGCGCACGTCGGCCTCGAGCCCCAACCTGCAGAACCTCCCGCGGGGCAACGACGCCGGGAACCCGCGCGAGGGCTTCATCGCACGCGACGGCTGCATCTTCGCCTCACTGGATTACCCAACCCTCGAGCTCCGGACCTTGGCCTTCGTGCTCGAGTACCTCGGCCTTCGGTCACACATGGCCGACGCGCTCCGGGCGGGGCTCGACCTGCACGCCATGCTCGGCGCGCAGATCAAGGGCTGCACGTATGAAGAATTCACGGCCGCGCTCGAGGCTAAAGAGAAGTGGGCGAAGGACTTCCGGCAGATGGCCAAGGCGGCAAACTTCGGCCTCCCCGGCGGCCTCGGCGCGGTCAAGCTCGTCGCCTACGCACGGCAGTCCTACAATGCGCGGTTCTGCCTCCTGAGCGGCGAGGCGACCGATTGCGGCGTCGAGAAGGTCTTCGACAAGCGCTCGAAGACCACGGTCTGTAAGGCCTGCCTCGGCGTGGCCCGGAAGCTCAAAGACAAGTGGTTCGAGACCTGGCCGGAGATGAACAGCGAGACCGGCTACTTCGCCATTGTGAATGAGTGGACCGGGCGCGAGGTGGTAGAGGTCCTCGACGAGGACGGCTTCCCCGAGGAAATGAGCGTCGGCAGCGTGACGCAAATCATCTCCGAGCGGGTGCGCGGGCGCTGCAACTTTACGAACGGCGCGAACACGACCTTCCAGGGGCTCGCCGCGGACATCGCCAAGCGCTCCCTGTGGCTGACCATGAAGGAGGCCTACTGCGACCCGACCTCGACGCTGTGGGGGCAGCGGCTGCTCGTGTTCGTGCACGACGAGCAGTTCCTCGAGCTCTCGGTCGAGGCCGCGCCAGCGGCGGCCGAGCGCGCCTGCCGGCTGATGGAACAGGCCTTTGCCGAGTTCTGCGGCCCGGGTGTCTCGCCGAACTCGACGGGGATCCCGTGCGTGGTCGAGCCGGCTCTCGCGTGGCGCTGGTACAAGGACGCCACGACCGAGCGGGACGCCGCGGGCCGCGTCGTGCCCGTCGAGAAGTGTCCGCACTGCCGGAAGCTCGCGCCGGTCGGCTGGGACGGCCACATTCTGAGCCACAAGGTCGAGGCCGACGGAGTGAAGCGGGTGTGCGACGGCGTGGGGAAGTTGAACCCCGTAGCCGTTGCGCGGGGTTTGGCCGCCAGCGCTTAGCTTGCCGATACCGAAAGAATCGGCTAACGTTTAGCCGTAGCAAGGGAGAACAAATGCACGAGCAGACGATGCAGGTAACAACCGAGCCCAAGACGTTGACCGCCGCGCTGAAGGCGGTTCAGGCGTTCGTTTCGAAGGACCCGACGCGGACCCAGCTGGGACAGGTGCTCGTCGAGCGGGTGCCGAGCGGCGTCAAGCTCACGGCCACGGACGGACACACCCTCTGCAGTGTGTCCGTGATCGGTGCGGTCGAAGGGACGGGCCCGGTTCGTCTGACCCCGATTGCGGTCGAGACCGCCTTGCTACGCGCCAAGGCGTGCAAGGACGACCCCTCCGCCGTCTTTGACCTGGAGGACTCCACGTCGGAGGGGACCTTTCCCGACTATGCGCGAGTCGTCCCGGCTCGTGCCGACAAGGCGAAGGGCACGGTCATCCAGGGCTTCAACGGGGAATATCTCGCGCGCATCGGGTCGGTACAGAAGACCCTGAAGGCCGTCAATGCCCGCTGCCAGTTCAGCCCCGATGGGCTGGGGCCTCTTCGGGCCGACATCGTGGGGGGGCATCGCCGACGCCACGGTAATCATTATGCCGGTGCGGATATGAGCGACGCGGCCGGCCGTTCCACGGCAAAGGAGTGGATCCAGACGTTCACGGGGGAGAAGTTCTTCCCCCTCCGCCCGCGGCATCAGGACATCGTGCTCGAGGACATCGCTCACGCGCTGTCGAACGTCTGCCGGTACACCGGGCACGTGTGCCGCTTCTACAGCGTCGCCGAACATAGCGTGCTCGTGTCGCTCGAGGTCGAGCGCCGCGCGGTAGAGCAGAGCGTCGACGCGCGCCAGGTCCGCAACCTGGCCCGCTGGGGGCTGCTCCACGACGCCTCCGAGGCCTACATCGCAGACGTGAGCCGGCCCCTGAAGCAGCTGCCCGCGTTCGACGAGTACCGGGCCGCCGAGGCCCACCTGCAGAGCGTGATCGCCGAGCGCTTCGGCCTGTCCCCGGACGGGGAGCCGCCCGAGGTCAAGGCGGTCGATTACGAGATCCTCGCCAACGAGGTCGAAGCCCTGATGCCCAACGTCGACAGGGTCGCCTGGGGCGCGACGACGCCCGCGGGGGTCATGCCGGACCCGCTCCCGTTCGTCCATGTGGTCGGCATGGACCCTTGTCAGGCCGAGCAGTTTTTCCTGACGCGCTTCCAGGCGCTGTGGGGTGGCCGATGAAGACGCTCGTCTTGCTGGTCGCGGTCGCGTCGTTGTCGGCATGCCACGTCTACGGCAGCGCCGAGCAGGCGCAGAACTGCGCTGACCTTTGCGCAGGCGCGAAGCTCCCTGTCTCCTCTTGGCGCCCGTCGCCCCTCGACGGGCCCTTCGGCCTTTGTGTCTGCGGGAACGCTCGCCGGGTGCTCCGATGATCTTCGGCCTCGACCCTGCCGTCGGCACGAGCAACGCAGCCGGCGTTGCGCTCTTCAACCCGCTGATCCGTCGCTGCGTCGCAGCGGACATCATCCGTCCGCGCAAGGACCTGGTAGGCCTGCCGCGTATTCTCGACGTCGCCCGACGAGCGGCCGACTGGGCTCTCGACGCGCTCCCCTCGGGTGAGCACGTCACGGTGTTCGTCGCCGAGATGCCGAAGATCTACCCCGACGAACGAAAGAAGGACCCGAACACGTCTCTTATGCCCCTCGCGGGAGTGCTCGCCGCCGTGGCGGCTCACCTCGAGCGCGACGGCCGAACGCCGGAAACGTTCGCGCCCTATCCGCGGGAGTGGAAGGGGACCATCCCCGGTGAGGTCTTCTGCGGGCGCATTCTAGAGCGGCTCGACCCGCGCGAGCTCGCCATCGTCAACGCCGTTATGCCCGCGGGGCTCCGGCACAACGCCGTCGACGCCGTCGGGCTTTGTCTGAAGTACCTCGGCCGCATGGAGCGGTCGCGGGTTGTTCACAACGAAGTGGGTTGAGAGGCGTGGCCATGACGAGTGCAGAGCAATACGAGCAGGCGCTGAACGCGACGAAGCGGTTCCTCCGGTACAAGCGGACCGCCGCGGAAGTGTCGCAGGAGTTCAACCTTTCGCCGTTCGCCACCTACGAACGGCTTCGAACGCTCGAGGCGGCGGGCAAGGTCAAGCGGCTCGGCAAGGACGACGGGCCCAGCGGGAAGCGGGGGCCGAAGGCGACGCTGTGGTGTGCTGTCTGATGGAGCAGGGCTCACAGACCGTAACGGGTGGGGTGGCTGTCCTTCCCGTTACGGCACTCCCTGCACCAGGGTTGCGGGCGCATTCCGCTCGCAGTCTTACGCAGCCCGAAACCGGTCATGATGGGTTTGGTCGTCTGGCAGTGGGGGCACTCGCGCATCATCTCGGGGTAGAGCTTCTCGCGGGGCGGCACGAGCGTTCCATACTTCTTCAGGCTGGCAGCTGCCGCCGCGAGCAGGTCCTCGTGAGTGATGTGTTTGCTTGGCGCCTGCTTCCGTCGGGCGGCCGGAGCCTTGGTGGTTGCCGCGCGCGCCGCTCGAGGGGCCTTTTGCTCTTGGGCCATTGCCTCCTGCGCCGCTCTTTCGAGCTCGGCCGCCTGTGCCTTTGCCGCTGCAGCGCGCTTCAGGAGTTCCTCGGAGGTGAGTCGATTCGCCATATACATCTCCTTTTCCGTACCGTGCGCCGATTGTGGGCGAATCGGCCTTGAAACGTGAACCAAAATATTAGCCCTGTTCCAAAGCGTCAAGACCCCTCCGTGTGGTTTTTTGGGGACCTAGCGCTTACAGGGGGTTGTGATGTTCTATTTTCAGGTAATGGAAGTTTTCCGGGAGTTCACATGCGCAATTTTGAACTAGGCGACTGGGTCCAGGCCACATCAGAGATTCAAGACGAAGACGTCCAGGTCGCGAAAGCCGGGGACCTCGGCCATGTGGTCGGGCCGGTCCTTGACGGCTGGCCGAACGTCTACTTCGAGCGCACCGGGCGCGTGAGCATCTGCGACCCGACCGAGGTCAAGGTGCTCGGCGGCGCGGACACCGGGCGTGAAGAGAAGCAGGCGCAGAGGGAGCGGCTCCATGTCAACTGAGACGGTCAGCGTCGCGCTCCCGACAGACCCCAAGGCGCGGAAGAACCTCCCCCTCGTGCGCGGGCTGCTCGATTACTTCCCTGCCGCGCTCGCGGCCGTGGCGGACGTGTCCCGCGTCGGGAACGAGCAGCACAACCCCGGCCAGCCGATGCACCATGCCCGGGGCAAGAGCACCGATCACGCCGACTGCATCGTGCGCCACCTGATGGACCGAGGGACGCTCGACACGGACGGCCTACGGCACGCGGCTAAGGTCGCCTGGCGCGCGCTGGCGTTGCTGCAGGAAGAGCTCGAGGCCGCAGGGGCGCCCCTCGCGCGCGGCGCCAAGGCTCCCGCACCGGCCGAGCCGATACCGGAAGCATCGGCCGTGGACGTCTTCAGCCGTCCCGCTGCCGCTCCTGACCTCGTTGAGGCCTGCGAGAACTTCCACACCCCGGACGAGTGGTGTCGCGCCCTGGAACCCTACCGACCGGGGTTCCCACAGTTCGCCTGCTCACGGAAGCGAGACCACACGGGGCGGCACATCGGAGCCAATTCCTCATTGGTTAGCGACCATGAGCATCGGTCGTGGAAGGACAAGGTCGAGCGCCATGGCTGAGCCTCCCCAGCTGATGACCGCCGCCGAGGCCATGGCGACGCTCCGGTGCGGGAAGACCCGCCTCTTCGAGCTTCTCGCCGATGGGACGATCCAGCGGGGCGCGCGCTACGGGCGCCACCTGGTCATCCTGGCCGAGAGCGTCTACGCCGCGTGCGAGGCCGAGTACCACCCGCCAGAGGCCCCCAAGAGGCGCAGGGGACGTCGAGGCGCGGCTGCCGCGGCCGACGCCTTCCTCGCCAAGTTCCGGGCCGAGCGCCGCCGGAGCCGGGCCGCCCAGAGGGCTACGGAGTCGGGTCCTCGGGGTGGGTGAGCGTCACGGGGACCCGGATCATGTCCGGCACGTGGTTGTCGACGTAGAACCCCGACGTCGTCCGCTTGCTCTTGTGGCCCATCCGCTCGGCGACCTTGTCGAGCGCGACGCCTTTGCGGCCGACCGGCTTCACCTCCTCGCCGATGGTGGTCGCCCACGTCGCGAAGGAGTGCCGGAGCTCGTTCGGCTGCATCCGGAAGCATTTGGGGCAGGGGACGATCTTCGAGTTCGCCTCCCCGGTCCGGTCGCGCCCGGTGCGCTTGTCGACCCCGCCCTTCCTCCGCACGACGGGCTGTGACACGCCGACGCACCCGTGCTGCCGGATGGCCGCCTTCTTAAGTTCGGCGTGATACGCGGTATTGCTCAGCGCCTTGCCCCGCGCCTGTAGCCGCTCGGCGGCAGCGAAGGCTGCAGCGTCCAGGCTGATCACGTGCGTCTCGCCCTTCTTTTTCTGGTCGAACGTGATGGTCCCGGCGATGCCGCTGGGGTCGTTCACGCGCTCGAGGACACCCTTCCCGCGCGCCAAGCGGTCGATCTCGGTGTCGTGCATCCCGTTGCCGAAGGCGCGCAGGCGGATCATGTCCCGAGCCGCCTGGGAGGCGACGAAGGGGTAGAAGTCTTCCACCTGCTTCACGGTGTAGCCCTTCCGGCGCCGGGCCTTCTCGGCGACCACCGGGGGCACCTTCAGGTCGAGGGTAGGGTCGTCCTGCCGCCGGAGCTTCGGCGCCGGCTTCTCCTCGCGCGCCCACTTGGTGAAGCGCTTGAGCGCGACGATCCGCTTGTGGCGGGCGGTCTTGAAGTCGGGACGGCGCAGGGCCGCCTGCAGGTCGTCGAGGGTCAGGGTGTGCAGGTCCCGGAACCCGAGGGCGCGCATCCACGCGATCAGGTAGGGCCCGAGCGTCGAGTCGAGATGCCCGGCGGACATCTGGTCCCGGTTCACCAGGTCCTGGCAGTAGGCCGTGAAGGCCTCGAGCGTGCTCTCGTCCAGCCGAACGGCGGCCCGGTCTCCCCGCCGCTGGACCTGCACCATGCGCGCCTTGGGCGTCTGGTACCCCTCCGGGTTGGTCCGCCACAGCGCATACTCTGAGAGGGCGTCGCGCTCGACGGCAGCGCTCCCCGCCGGCCCCGAAGCGACGGCGAACTCGAGCCGCCGCCCGTCTCCCATGCGATGCCGGATGTAGTAGGTCGTGACTCCGTCGACGGTCCTCGTGCGCCCGCAACCCTTCCACGCTGCTCGGGTGGGCTCGGAGGGTGGGGGAACGGCCGGGGGAACGGAAACCGGAACGATTTTCAGGCGGGGCGTGGGCATGAGCTAAAGATTAGCCCATTCCCCCGGGTGGGGGAACAGTGGGGGGAAAGGACCCGCAAAACCGCCCGTCTTCACTCTAGCTCTGGAAGGCCTTCGAAGCCGGAAGTTGGGGGTTCAAGTCCCTCCGGGCGCGCAGCTTTTTCCAGTTGAAACAGTCGTTTGGGAGCTTGCTCGGGTTCGCCCGGTTCCGTTCCCGTTCGCTCAGGTGGGGGAACGGTGGGGGAACGGACGGGCTAGTAGGCGCCGACCGCGCACCCGTCTCGGAGGGACGAGAGCGCCTTCGTGGCCGTGCAGATCCCCAGCCGGCCCCAGCCGGCGTGGGAGGCATGCGGGTTCGGGTCGAGGGTGTCCCAGTTGTCTAGGTACCGCCGGAAGATGTGGCCGAGCTCGTGGCCAAGCGCGCTCTCGCCCCACCGGTTCGTCGCCACGACAATCAGCTGGTGGTCGAAGTAGGTGACGCCCCAGACGGCCAGCGGGTTCCCGTCGCTCCACGCGATGTTGAAGGCGCCTTGCGCGTCCAGGTGCCCCAGCGTGACAAGCACCGTCCAGCCCCTCAGGAGCGGGCAGGTCCTGTCCGGGGTCCATCCCTGCACGTAGGTGGCGAACGCCTCAAGGGTGGCATCCTCGTGCGCCTGGAAGGCCTTGCAGTCGGTCTCCAGCGGCGCCCGGAGGCCGCAGGTCGTCGTGCAGCCCGCCTCGGGCGGCAGGGAGATGGGCGCGGCTGACAGCAGGGCGAGGACGAGCGCAGGGACCATTAGCCGATTCTATAAGTATCGGCTAGGCCGCGCACCAGCGTCCCCCGACGACCGTGAGCAGCGCCCGTTTGCCGTTCGCGTAGACGACGCAGTGCGTGTTCAGCCACGAGCTCGGGCCGTGGGCGTAGTGCAGCCGGCGTGGGGTAGACGTCCCCACGGCATAGCCGCCCTCTTCGATGCCCGGCGTGTGGCTGTGCCCTGTGATGGTCTTTGCCCCCATCCGGGACAGGTTCTTGAGCGAGCCTCGCGCCCCGTTGGGCCCCCGGTGCCCGTGCAGGCCGCATTCGATGTCGGCCAGGGTGAAGCTCTCGTCGGGGCCCAAGCATCGGACGTTCCCCGCGAGGCCGAGCTCGCGCAGCGCCACCGGGAACGGGTCGGCATAGCTGGGGCCGTTGAGAAGCATCTGAGCCGACCGCAGGGTCGCAAGGGCCGTGCGCAGGTAGAAGTCGGCGTTCTTCAGGTCGGAGCGCCAGTCCGTGCGCGTGATCCACCGGGCGAGAAAGTCCTGATGGTTCGAGTCGACGATGACCACGTCGCGGCCGGCGCCGCGGGCGTTCACGAACTCGACGACCTGCCGGATCTCCTCCTCGACGTCCTGCAGCTTGGCCTTTCGCCGGGCCTCTTTCATGAAGGGGTTGTCGGTGTCGTGTGGGTTGACCGTGTCGCCGTCAAGGATGTCGTGGAAGACGAGCGTCTGCGGGTCGAGGGTCTCGACCATGCCGCCGGGGCCGAAGGTGGCCGCGTCGACCGCCTGGTCGGTCACGCGCACGTGTGTGTCGCCCATCACGAGCCCGAGGGCACGCGGCGCCGGGGCGGACCCGTGGGGCGTGTAGTGCCGGTCCAGGTCCGTGAACTCCCCGGTCGCGCGGTCGGCGTTGATTTGCCGGATGTGGAACAGGTCCGCCTTGCTGTCGATCTCGACCACCAGGCCGCCGAGGAAGTGGTGAAACTCGCCCAGCTTGCCGGCGCGGGTGTCGCTGTAATTCCGCTCGGTGACCGCGCCCGTCGTCGTGAGGATCTTCGGGAACCGGCCGCTCGGCACCGGCACAACGACGAACTCCATCTTCGGATGCCCGATGATGCAGCTTTCAGCCCCGGTCATCGCCTCGAAGCCGGAGAGCGGCCGGGTCGCGGTGGGCTGGGACTTCACGTCGGCGACGAGCGTCAGGTGCCGGTGGAGCGCGGCGCGGCCGTCGAAGAGGTAGGGCTCGACCTCGAGCGCCCACCAGTCGGTGCCGCAGGGCTTGGCCTTGTCTCTGTCCCTGGCGCGGCATCCTGGGTCGCAGGGCTGGCCCGGGCGCGCGCCACAGCCGAGGGTCTTGCTCGTCTCGCCGCGGGTGGTGGGGTTCCGGTACCGAAGCGGAATCACCACAAGCTCGGCGCCGAGGTAGCCGGCGGCCTGCTTCAGTGTCTCGAGGAAGGGCCCGTGCACCGGGGTCGCATTCTGCGCGCTGGTCACGAGGTACCGGCGAGCCTTCGGGAGCTCCCGGCCCCAGAACTTCGGCGGGGGCGCCGGGACGGGCGGCGCGGCCGGGGTCTGGTTCGCAGATGCGCCGGGGTGCGGCGCGGGCGGCTTGCCCTCCCGGCAGCGGTGGCAGACGCGGCGCCGGTGTTTCTTGTCGGTGGTGAGGGCGAACGCCGTCAACGGCTTGGGGTAGTTGCAGGTCGTGCAGTCTCGAAGCTCGACGGTCGGCATCAGAAGCCCACCCCAAAGGAAAGGCCCGCGGCCGGGCTCTGCCCCTTCACGTCGAGACTGCCCCACAGGCCCACGGAGGGCGTCAGGGGGAGCCAGCGGGGCTTGGGAAGCGCGCGGTCCAGGTGCAGGACCAGGAAGGGCGTACCCGCGAAGGGGGCCTTCAGGGAGACAGGCACGCCGAGGTCGAGCCCCGCGAACCACTTCGGCGCAAGCGGGGCGGGCGTTACGACGGTCACGGTCTCGACGTGCTGGGTCGTCTCGGTGTGGTCGTCGTTCGTGGTCTTCGTCGCCTCGGCCTCGTGCGTCTCGGTGCCGATGGTCTCGGTCGTCTCGGTGTGGTCGTCTACCGTGCCGTCCTTCTGGGTCACCCGGTCGCGCACGACGCGGATCACCTTCTGCTCGTCCTTCTGCGCGGTCTTCTGCTCGACGGCCTCGGCGTGCTTCTGCTCGACCTGGTGGGTGTCCGAGGTCGCCTTCTGCGTCACAGCTGGGAGCGCGGGCTTCGGCGCCGAGCAGCGCCCTCCGATGAACGCCACGACCAGGGCGCCAGCCAGCGCGAAGGGGCGCCAGTGCGCCTTGACGAAGGACCACGCCGAAGAGAGCAGCGGCAGAATCAGGGCAAGAAAGGGCATCACGACCTCACGAGCGGAAAAGTTAGCGGAAAAGTTAGCCGATTCTTTCGGTATCGGCAAACCGCTAAGTAGGCGGCACGGGAGGGCGCGGGCCCTTGAGCTTCTCGACGAGGTTGGCGGCCTTGAAGAGCCCCGCAGCCGTGAGGATGCCGGCCACGTAATCGCCGAAGACGGCGTTCCGGTCCTTGCACAGGACGAAGCCGGCCACGATGAGTGACATTGCGAAGACCGCCGTCCAAAGCTTCCGGCTCTTCCATCCGTCGTCCATCACGACACCCCGGGGAAGTCGGACAGGAAGACCGCGCGCTCGGCCTTCCGACGAAACGCCAAGCCTTTATTGAACTCGCCCCCGACCTCGTCCCACATCAGGAAGGCGTCGGCGGCGGCGAGCACGTGCCCGAGGTTGAGCTCGCGCCGGACGGTCGAGTGCTCGAAGGCGCCTAGGCCGATGTTATAGGCCAGCGAGCAGAGCGCGGCCATCCGCGCGTCGCTGTGCACGCCGGGGCACATCGCCTGGATCACGTGCTGCACGCGCGCAGCGCGCCCCTCGAGCTCAGCGTCGGCCCGGTCCTGCGGCCAGGTCGTGCCGGGGCCAATGCCAGGGCCGGTGCAGCCGTAGCCCACGGTCCAGACGCCGGCCTGATCCTGGTAAGACGTCAGGCGGCAGCCCTCGAAGCGGGCGATCAGGTCGGCCGCGGGGCTCACTTGGAACCTACCGCGCGCTCGATACGCTCAAGGGCCGCCCGCTGTTCCTCGAAGCGGTCCTCGACATGCTGGTGCCAGGCGGCCTCTTGTGGGGCGGCGGCCTTGATGATGGCAAGGTCGGCGTGATCTTGGGCGTTGTGGTCGCGCTCGACGGCAATCGCCCCGTAGGCAGTCGCGGCGGCGACGAGCGCGGGGATTACGAGCTTCAGGACGGAGGCAAGAGAGGGAGGCATGTCAGTGACACTTCGTGGAAGACGAGTCGATGACGAGATCCGCCAGGTGTCCGGGCATCACGGGGAGACCGGTCAGCGTCGAGTCGTTCAAGAGCAGGACGGTCGAGTAGGTGGTGACCGCGCGCGAATAAGAAAGAGCCGTCGCGTGGCACGCCCCGTTGATACAGGCGTTGACCGTGGTCCCGTCGTAGGTGCACAAGAAATGCCCGCGCACCCCGTCGGCGAACGTTGCGACGCTGTATCCGTCGAAGCCGGCACTACCGTTCCAGAAACCGCAGTCGAGTATCTGCCCGGAACCGGCCTGAAAGCGGATGTAGAAGATCTCCCCGCCGCCAAAGATGGCCACGAGGTCCCCGTTGCTGGCCGAGATGCCGGTGGGGGTAAAGTCGCCACTCACGCACCATTTTGTGCCGGGCAAGGTGACCGCCCCGGCATTGACGGTCTCGGACGTCCCGCTGACGTAGAGCCCGGTCGGCTCTACGCACGGCGTGTTGGCTGCAAGGGTGACCGTCCCTCCATCGGCGAGAGCGCATGCCTTGGTGCTCGCGCGCGTCACGACCACGGCTGTGCCCTTGGCAGTCGAGAGCGTGCCTGCGCCGACCAGCGTCGAAGGAACGCCGTGCAGGAGGGAAAGGGCCGGCGCCTTCGACACCGCCGTGCGCTCGCCCTGCGCGCGCTGGCCGGATTGGCCGAACGCCGCGGACAACACCAGGAGCGTGAGGAATACGGGCCAGGCAAAGAGGACAGGGACGGGCACGCGCATGGTTAGCTCCGACGCGGGGCGGTCATGATCTCGACCGTCACGGGCCCCGACGAATTTGCGTCGAGGATGATCGCGACCGTGTCCTCGCCCGGCATCAGGTCAATGCACTCGGGCGGGCTGTCGGCGATGACGCGAGCTCCTGCGTTGCTCGCGGCCGTCGCCGAGCCGCTGCCGAACGCGAGCCGGCAGTCGCCTCCGGAGCACTGGATCGCGATGCGCCCGTCGATGGGCGGCGAGGGGAACGTATAGAAAGCCGATGTGCCGGACGACGTGAG